CTTGTTATCTTTCTTTATCTACCCTTATTCTCTCCTATCCCCACATAACAAATGATGTATAGAGAATTAAAAGGACCAAGAGACCACCTATTACCATACCGTCGTACTTAACTAAGTGATCATCAATTGGGTCTATATACCGTCCATATGCAAAGAAGGTTATGGCTATCGTCCATATTATAGCTATTAGAGCTACTACGGATACAGATACTATGATTGTATACCATATTGCTACTGATACTAGGGTTATTACTCCCCAGACTATTGCCTTTAAATACCTTCCTAACATATTACCCGGTTTTTAACACTATCTTATATGCTTCTTCATAAACATCTACCTGTGACATTTTACTTCCTGCGTCAGTCCTTTGGATTTCAATGACTTTGTTAAGTAGAGCTTCTCTTTGACCATGCTCATGTGCAGTATATAGTAGATTCTCTATTGTGGACATATCTTATAATGTGTTATATACTTTAATATAAGAACTTTTATGGGTTTTTCCAACTAAATACGCAAAAATTTTTTAGCAATTTTTTTTGGCTATAGCGTTTTTTCTTCGTATATTGGTTTAACGCTATTTATAATAAAGCAATATGCATAAGTTAGACCCACATACACTGTTTTCAATCTTCGAGAAAGGGGATGAAGAGGTATATAAAGAGCATGGATACGAAGACGTATTAGATAATCCATTCGTTCTTATGAATATGGTTACCAGAGGCTTAGAGAATTACGATCTTCTATGTATCATATATAACCGTAACTATAAAGAACAGTTTGCTAATGTACAGCATTTAGTTAAAGATAAATACTTCGCCAAGCTATACAATTATTTACTACGTGTAAACATAGATACAGTAGATGATATATACGAGATAGGAGAGTCATATGAGAGAAATGCCTCTAGACAAGCTCTTGATACTTTATTAGACTACTACGAAGATAAGGAAGAGTATGAAAGATGCAGCGTTATAACTAAGTATATAGAGATGTTAGTATTAGAAGAAGTAAATTCTTTTTTAAAATAGTCACTTAAATAGTTGGCTAACATAGTTATTTTTCGTATCTTTATGTATAAGAGATAGATATATGAAAACACTAAACTACAACAACACGACTACAAAAGTTCTTAGATTAAACAACAACTATTTTATTACCTCTTGGGAATATATAACTACCAAGGAATTTCACGAATTTAAATTATCTAAATCGGTCATCAAACACCCTTCGTTTAAAACCCCTCTTAGTCAAATACTAAATCCAACACAAGAATTTATATCAAAACTTTCTTAAAATAGTCACTTAAAAAGTTGTTAGTTACAAAGATATTTCGTATCTTTAAGTATAAGATAAAAAGATAAAGGTTATGGCAAATTCAAACACATTCTCAATTACTAGTCAAAGTCAATTCAATGAAACCCTATTATGGATCTCAGACCTATACAAAGATGTATACGGATCTCGTCCTAGAGGATATAACTTCAGCAACTTCACATTTAAGGAGTTAACTGAATTCGTTAATGATCTAAGTATCCAACAAGACAAAGATCTTGCTATAGAGAAGGCTTCTGAAATGAAGTCTCTTAAAGATGTAATGTCCGTAGGTGCTCCTAATAAGAAGACTGCCTTAAGATGGTTAGACCAAGCGGATGCTTACTTCATGTATGGGGATGATGACTTCTATGAAGATAGTATAGAAAAGTACGGATGGGTATCTAAACAGTATGAACTATGTTAGGTATAAATTTTTCGAGGCAACTTCGCGCGTTTCGCGCGGCGGCCTTCGGTATTTTCCTCACACTCGCCTTATTCCTCCCTTCCTTTACCTATGCACAAGCTGTCTTTGTAACTGATTATAAACCTGAGGCTGATGTCATAGTCTATGTAACTAAGTATAGAGCGGATGCGGACTTGGTTGTTTTCGTAACTAAATACAAATACGAAGCTAACAGTAGTAATGGTATATGGTTTTACGTTGATTCTAAGTTTAAAAGTGATAAAAAAGTATTTTTTACTAAATATAGAGCCCAATCCGACGTAAAAGTGTACTATACTCACTATAAAAACCAGTCTAAATGGAGAAATTCAGAAAAGTTTCATCTTTTTCATTAAAAAAGTTGCTAGTCTGCCCAGAATTCAATACCTTCTATATGTTATATAAATCTTTAGAAAGATATAATAATAAAAATATATTTAATTAATAATATAATTATAATAATAAATTTAATAAAAAAAAATATTTAATACATAATAATAATAAATAAAAAGGTTACCTATGTTAAATGCAGAACAAATACAAAAAAATTGGGATAAACATTTAAAAATTATCAATCACTACATTACCGGTGATAGAAAAGATAAGATACTTAAAATGGTAGAAACCCTTTCGGAAATCTATATAATGGCTCCTGCAAGCGGTAAAGCTTGGTTTCACAATGCTTTCGCCGGTGGATACGTTGATCACGTGAATAGAGTTGTACAATACTCCATTAAACAGCATAATTTATATAAAGAAATGGGTGGAACAACCGATTATACCGAAGAGCAATTGGTATTCTCTGCTTTATTCCATGATTTAGGTAAACTTGGTGATGGTGTTCAACCTAATTACTTACCTCAAACCGATAAATGGAGACAAGATAAGCTATCTGAGAAATATAAGAACAATCCAGATATAGATTTTATGTTAATTCAAGATAGATCTTTATATATACTTCAGAAATTTGGTATTCAATGTGATCAACAAGAGTTTATAGCTATCAGAATACACGATGGAGTGTTTGATAAAGCTAACGAAGCTTACTTCTTCAGTCATCAGGAAAGTTCTAGACAAAAAACTAACATGGTTTCAGTATTACACACAGGAGACTTCTTAGCCTCTAAGGTAGAATACGATTTATGGAAGAAAACTACCCCTTCAGGTGCTTCCAAACCTCAAAATGTTAAAACCTCAACAGGTAGACCAGTAAAATCATCAGAAGGATTAACTAACTTACTTAAAAACATATAATATGGACTTTCAACCTACAACTTTATTTATAATAGTAGCTATTTTAGTTGCTCTTTCCGGAATACTTTCGTATATTATTAGAAACCTATTAATACAGGTAGAGAAATACGAAGACATTACAGTAGACCAGACACAGTACCTACAGCGAATATCGGATCTCATTGGAGATTCTAAGAAACATTTGCAAGAGCTTGATGAAAAGGGTACATTTAAGTCGGATGACGAAGTCGGAACTTTCTTTACTGCAATGCAGAACGTACAATTAGAGCTAAATAAATATATGCTCCCAGAAAATTATGGCAAGAAAGAAAGCAAAAGCTAATTACTTCACATCCGAAACAGAAGACTATATAAAAAAGTACAATGTATCTACTAATAATGAATATAGAAATGAGATCTTTACCGGTCACATTTACCTTCCCTTCTATAAATTAGCAGAGAATATAATACATACATTTAAGTTCTACTACACTGATGTAGATAAAATAGAAGATCTAAAGCATGAGATAGTATCGATGTTGCTTGAAGAGAAGATTATGAAGTTTGATCCTGATCATGGAGCTAAAGCATACTCCTATTTCGGCACAATAGTAAAACGTTGGTTAATTAACTACAACAATAAGAATTACAAGAACTTAAAGAAGGTCGGTACCTTCGATGAAATGCAAGAAGGGTATAATCCTTCCATCTTACCTAACGAAGACGGTTCCATAACACTTGGGACTTTCCTTGATATCTATGTAAAGAATACTTATGAAGTATTAGAAGAGCTGTTTCCAAAGGAAAATGAAAGAAAGATAGCAGATGCAATACTCACCATCTTCAAAACAAGACAAGACTTAGATATTTTCAAAAAGAAAGCACTATATATTTACATCAGAGAAATGACTGATTGTGAAACTCCTCACTTAACTAAAGTAGTCAATAAACTTAAAGTTGAGTTCTATGAATTATATGAAAAATATAATAATGTGGGACTTATTAAAACAAAGTTAGTTTAAAACTATTTATATGTAAAGGAATTATTATGGATAGTAGTAAAGAAATATTTAAAGGTAAATCTCTTTCAGACTTATTCGGGGAGATATACGATAACTCAAAAGAAACTAAAGGTCAAGTTAAAGCATTAATTGGAGAACTTAAACCTCTTATAGAGAGCATTGGAGATGCTACTCTTATTGTACCTATGATTAAAGAGTACATGGAGATTGGAGTTAAAAACGATGATGCACTAATTAAATTAGCTACCATTATACAGAGAATAGAATCAGCACAAGCTAAAGGTGAAGGTGGAGACATTTTTGACTTTGATTCTCTACAGGATTTATTAGCTGAAAGCGAAGAAGTAAAAGAAGAAGTAGAAGTAACTAAGAACAAAACAGAAGAAGAGTAGTGAGTTTTATAGACTATAACTTTAGAACACAAGCACAACCAGTAGGAGATATTAGACCTGTTGGGGAAACATCTTTAGCACCTGCTAGAGTTATCGATATAATTATGGATGATGAACATCCAGATTACGATGCTTATGGTGGTCCTAATAGTATAGGAATGGTATACTACCGATTTATTAATCAAGAAGGTATGGATACTACTGAAGAAGGAGACTCAGACTATACCGGACAAGCATTCCCCTTAACAACTTCACATAGACTTTTACCATTAAAGAATGAGATAATTCTCTTAACTAAAGGACCAGATCCGTTAGTAGATGAAGGATCAGGAACAGGTAGAATATACTATACAACTTCTTATTCTATATGGAATCACCCTCATCATAATGCTATACCAGTTAAGACAGCAGATAAACCAGAAGAAGTAAACATAG